GCGTCCGCGGTTATCATGGAAATATCTTCGACATTTTACATTCGATTTGTCGCGGACAAGAATACCTTCGGAATGTTGTTTTTCGCTTTCATCGCGCCATTCTTGACGCTGGCTTTCGCTGGCTACATGGTTGAAAGCAAACAATGGAATGAACGAATCAAAATGGCTTTTTCGCTGGCGTTCGGTTACGTCGTCGGCGCTTTAATAGTAATAAATTTAATACAATAAACATGAACAAAGAAAAAGGAACGGTTGTCAACGTGACGCCATTACAAACAATCTCGGACAAGTTCCGAAAACAAGATTTCACAATCAAAACATTCGATGAAAAATTTCCACAATTCTTGACCTTTCAAGTGGTCAATGATAAATGTGACCTTGTCGCGAACCTGAACACCGGGGACGTGGTCGAAGTCAATTACAATCTTCGTGGTCGTGAATGGAATTCACCTGAAGGTGTGACGAAGTATTTCAATACCGTCGAAGCTTGGTCGATTAATCTTTCATCGAACGCAAATGTTGAACACCTTAAAAAAACTTTTGATCTTGAGAACAATGACGATTTACCTTTCTAACGACAACAATGTCGTTGACTGGATGAGAACAATGACAACTTCAAAATTAAACAAGCGTTACAACATGAAACACTTGTCCGAAGACATGAAGGTCAATTACTCGATGTTGTATCGTTTCATGAAGGGAAAACCAGTCGGACAAGAATTTTTTGTCGCTTGGTTTAATTATTTTGTAATTTAGTCACATGGAATTTTGGAAAGATGAAGCTTATCAAATCGCTCGGAAAATTACTTCGAACCACGAACTTCATGCGGATTTGGTTGGTCATGTTTTTATTCTCATGCACCGCTTTGACTTTCATCTTTCCGACATTCCAGCTGTTTTCGCTCGCTTCGCGTTCAATCAATGGACGTGGCAAAGGTCGGAATTCTGGCGACTGTACCGAAGCGACGGCGAAGCAATCAACGACGTGATTGATTCACATGATTCACCTTCGAACAACGAATTCAGCGAAATGCTTGACGCTTATCTTCATTCGAACCATGGTGATCCATTCATCAAGGAAATAACAAAAATGCACCTTTGCGGAATGACCTTCAGGGACATCAAGGAACTGACGGGAATTTCACTGGACACGATTCATAAAACAATAAAACAATTCAAAAATGATTTACACGATTATTGCGGTAGCGATTGCAAGGGCGTTGATGTCCTTTGATTTACCGAATACAAAACCATTCAATTGTCAATCATGCTTGTCATTTTGGACGGCGCTGGCGATTTATCTTATCACCGATTGGTCAATGATTCCATTCGCGTTCGTTGCCTATCTTATTTCGGACTTAATTTTGATATATGAATATAAGTAACGGACTTCGATACCAGCTTGAAAACTTCGGACGACATCGATACGCGAATCTGGACGACACCTTGAAAGATGAACTTGCCGTTCATTACAAAGCGCTCGGATTCGGTAAACTGAACAAAGCTTGCGCAACGTGTGTTCGAATCGCAATGGACAAGCTGAACCAAAACAAAGACAAGATTCGTCCAGCTGTACGTCAAGAAAACAACGAACTTCACATGAAGGAACAACCGCCGAAGCTTCACTTTGTCGGAACGAAACAAAAGACGTTCGGGGAACTTCGCCGTGAAGCGCTTGAACTTGGATTCAAAGGAACACGAAAAACAACACGACAAGATATTGAAGAATGGTTGAAATCCACGAAACAGCAATAATTTATCCGGGCGTCACGCTTGGTCACAATGTGACAATCGGTCCGTTTTGCATAATCGGCGCACCAGCTGAATCGAAACGACACGAAGGTCAAAACGGATTCGGCGTGGTGATCGGTAACAACGTGACGATTCATGGTCATGCAACAATCGACGCTGGCTGTGAACGTCCGACAATCATTGACGACGGCGCGTATATCATGAAGACCGTTCACATCGGACACGATTCAATCATTCACAAGGACGTGACGATTTCACCGCATGCGGTCATCGGTGGGTTCGTTGAAATACACGAAGACACGAACATCGGAATGAACGCAACGATTCACCAGCGCGTGACGATTCCTTCAAAATGTATGGTCGGAATGTCTTCGGTCATCACGAAGAAAACACACCTTGAATCAAACACCGTTCTGGTTGGGAATCCAGCACGAATAACACGAAGCAATAACAAATGAAAATAATCACCGTCACCGCGATGCATGGTCGACACAACACGGTCGCCGAATGTATTGAACGAATGCCGTTCATCGACAAGGTCTTCATTTACTCAAACGACGAAGACGGACGATTCCTTCAGGAACAAGACATCTTCGCAATGGCGAAATATCGAAACAATCCGCTTTCGTACAAATGGAACATGGCAATTCGAACACTGGAACAAATCGACTTCGACGCGGTTATCTTGTTAGGTTCGGATGACTACATTGACGAAGCGTTCCTGAACTACGTTGAAAGAACCATTGCTGACTTCGACATGATTGGTTTCAAAGACATTTACTTTCAAAACGACGGCGCACTTCATTATTGGTCTGGTTACACGAACAATCGAAAAGGTGAACCGTGTGGCGCTGGCAAAGTATATTCACGGAAATTCCTTGAATGCTTGCAATGGAATCTTTTTGACGTGGCGCGTGATCGTGGACTTGACAAAATTTCATGGCAACGTGTGAAACAAGCGAACGCAAAAGTTCACATAACTTCGCTCAAAGAAAACGGTCTTTTGTTGGTTGACATCAAAGACGGCGAAGGAATGACACCATTCAATAAATTCAAAGGACTGGAACAAATCACGAACCGTTCGGAATTTCCGAACAAGTAAACATAATAAAGGGGAACTTATATCTTATGGCTAACAAACACCGCAACATCGACAAAGATGAATTGCTTGAAATGGCTTATCGCTATTGTGATTATTGTATCGCTTCGACAAAAGAAATCGCGACGAATTCAGGCGTGAAGCAAGTGAAGGAACGTCACATTCCGACCGTGTCTTATTTTCTTTTACACTGGCTTCGACGGGAACACTTTGATTTCTACACTCGTGGCAATTGGTACGTTGCGATGAAGGACGAAGGTCATCCATTATTTGACACTATTAAAAGTATTGATGACATCTTCAATTCACTTGCGCGTGACATCGTGGCGAATGAAGGCAAGGGAATTTTCTACGCAAAGAACAAACTGGGAATGCACGACCGACAACAAGTCGAAACGCGCACCGTGGACAAGTTCGATTTCGATGTCAACGATTAAGGGGTATCGACCGCACAAACACCAGCTTGAAATTCATCAAGCAATCAACCAAGGCAAAGAAAAGTATTTCGCTTTGAACATCGGACGCCAGTTCGGTAAAACAATGCTCGGAATCAACCAACTTCTTTGGTGGGCGATTAATGACCGCGGTTGCACGATTGCGTGGGTGACACCAGTTTACAAACAAGGCAAGAAGGTATTCGCTGAACTTGAACGCGCCGTGGCGAAGTCGGGATTGTTTGAGTTCAACAAATCCGATTTGAGAATCACTGGGTTCGGTTCATCCATTGAATTCTTTTCAGGTGAACGACCAGACAACATTCGTGGAAATACATTCGATTACATGGTGGTCGATGAATTCGCGTTCACACGTCCAGAACTTTGGGACGAAGTATTGTCCGCGACGGTCTTGGTCAAAGGAAAGAAGGTCATCTTCATTTCAACACCGAAAGGAAAGAATCATTTTCACCGGGTGTGTCTTCAGCAAAACTACGACGACCGTTACCGTTATTTCCATTTCACCAGCTTCGACAATCCGATGATTGATCCGAAGGAACTCGAAGAACGAAAGCGGTCATTGCCTGAACACGTTTTTCGTCAAGAATACCTTGCGGAATTCCTTGACAACGCTGGTGGCTTGTTCAAAGGTGTGTCGTCGTGTATCGGTCATGGTGAACGAACGGCGCGCATGTATGGTGGTCTTGACATCGGACGCGCTGACGATTACACGGTGTTGACAATCCTGAACGAACACGGTCACATGGTTCACGTTGAACGTTGGCGTCACGATGACTGGTCGCGAATCATTGACAAGGTGGCGAACTTGATTCGAAGCTTCAACGCAATCACCACGGTCGAAGTCAACAACCAAGGTGACGTGTTTTTCGAAATGCTTCACAACACATTGCGCAACAAGGTCGTTCCATTCGTCACAACGTCGAAGTCAAAACCAGTGTTGATTGAAGACCTTGCGTTGTCATTCGAACAACAATCGATTCGTGTCAACGATGTGAAATGGTTGCTTGATGAACTTGAATCTTTTACTTATATTTACAATCCGAAAACACGCAAT